TGAAATCTTCTGTTAGCTCGCTACGGAGAGCGGACTCAACAGCAACTTCATTTTCTTCAATCCACTGTTCAACAACATAGTTTAGATAGTCGTCAACATTGGAAGCAAGTTCTTCCATGATTTCGTTGACTCTCTCCTCTAGAGTTTCGGTATAAGCCTGTTCTAGTAGAGCAACTTCTTCTTCTAGCTTTGCTTTTACAGCGGCTTCGAAAATTGTTGTAGCCTTAGCATGGAACTCCTCGGATAGGTTCTCACCTTCTAGAAGTGCATTGACATGCTCCTGCATATCAACTTCATAAGACTCCATAGCCTCGTCTAGTTCGATATCTTCTTTGGCCATGACCTTGGCACCACCTCTGAGTTTCTTTCCAGAAACCTGCATACCCTTGCCTCTTTTGGCCATAGTTTTATCTTCATAATCGGAATCACCGCCGTAGTAACCTATTTCGCCGGCCATTTGTCTTGCTTTGTTTCTATATCTGTTTGCAAGTCCCTTGGAGATTTCGTCAATCTGTTCCTCTTCCTCGGAAATGAACTCAAAGTTTTCGTCGATAGCAGCAAGAATTTCTTCTTCTGATAGACCAGCCTCGATGCCTTCGTTGATGAAGTCTTCTAGCTCTTCGGAAAGCTCTAGCTCCTCTTCTTCCTCAAGCTCCTCTTCTTCCATACAAGAAGAAGCCTTGCGTGCCTCCTTAAGGGCCTTTAGACGCTCGGCTAGAGAAACTTTATCCTCTTCGGAGAATACTTCTCCGTCAACTTCTTCGTCCTCTGCTAGTTTCTTTGTTGGCTCTGCGTTTGTGCCAGAACCCTTTACAGAGGTGTCTCTTTTCTTACCACCAGCTGCCTTAGCACCTAGATTATCTGTTGCAACGGATGTTGGTGTAGCTCCACCTAGATCCTCTGCGCTGCCTGTTGGATCAGGTGCGCCTGGATTTGGGTGACGGCCTTCAACGGCCTTAGAGCCTGGACGTAGTGTCTTAGCGTTTGCTGTGGATGCTGTAGAAGGGTCAACTGGATTTGGGTTAGAAATCTTACCTGGGGAAACCTCAGGATAAAGACCCTCATTCAGTGTCTTACCTTCTAGAACAGCCTTAGCTGCTTCTGTTAGTGATGCCATAATTAGATTACTCCTTTTCCTTATTTAGTAATTTCAAAGTTTTGAAATATAGTTTTCAAAAATCTTCAAGGCAACTTCTTCAACATCATGTCTAGATGCTTCACGAATTAGTTTCTTTGCTCTTTCGTTATGCACTTCTTTCCACTGATCATTCTCAAATACCCACTCTTTACCTTCCATGATGCCTTGCACAAAAGCGTCTGGTGCGCTAGGGTCTGCCACAATGTCTGCCGCTGTAGCTAACTTAAAGTCGTCTTGAACTTGCTGAAAACCGTTCATTGCCCTTAGAGACCCTACGCCTCGTGTGGACACGCCAAGACTTGCACCGCCGTCTAGTAGACTCTTAACTATCTTTCCGTTAGGAGTATCTAATATCTTTGCTTTACCAATAAAGTTGGTTCCATCTGGATACAACTTCGTAATCATATGTGAAACTCTATCTAGGTTGATTTGAGGATTCTCTGGATGACCTAGCTCACCAAATGCTCTGTTCTTTGAAACATATTCACGGTTATATCTATCTGCTTCTTTTGAAAGAATATTCATAGGATAGACACGACCATTTCTGTTCTGCTTTTCAGCCTGCATAAAGATACCAGTGATAAAGTGGTTCTTGCCGCCTTTACCATCTGATTCTACCAGATACCGAATGTCTTGAACTTCTTCTCTAATAAGTTTCATTTATATTACCTTTTGTATATATTTATATTATTTTGTTTCTTCACCAATTGATTGAGCAATAGCACCGCCTATAGTTCGACCTAACCATTTAGTCGCTTTTAGTGTGCCTGAACCAGGTGCAGATGGACTTTTACTCATTACATGTTGTGCTAATCTACCTGCCATCGCTGTAGGTGTATTACCTGCTCCTGTATAATCTTTCTTTAGAAATGAATCTGTATTTTCTTTCTTCTTCACTTCTTTTGGTTGACTAGGCTCGGCACCAGCAGACTTTTTCCAAATACTATCATCGCTCTGTTGAGGTGTATATGCTTTTTTCTTTTTTTCAATTGCTCTAATTGCACTTAGACCTATTCTAGCCACACGGCGCTGCGCCCTAGAAAGTCCTGATCTAATTTTACCACCTCTTACTTTACCCTCAGGATCAGGTTGAACTTCAACTGCTTCACTTACTTTTTTTTTAATCTTGACGAGCGGCTTTATTTTAATGTCTCTTGGATCTGGAAGAACGTCCGCCGCTTTTTTAAATCCTCTTTTTTTACGGTCTTCAATTTCTTGTCTTGTCAAACCACCAAGTGCTTCGTTCATATCGGCAGCAACCATACGCTTCTTTTCGTATAGTTTCTTTTCCATAATGGAGTTTAGTTTTTCTTGGAGAAGGCTTTCTGCTAGAACAAAGTTTTTGTCTAGAATGGATTCTACTAGATTCTCTGACATTAGATAATTCCTGGAATGTTGAAGTCGGATGGTCTTGCTGTCTGACCTGCGTCGAAATCTCTATTATCTTTCTTGAGGTCGATATATAAAGTAACACGATCATTTGTTGCAAAAAGTGAATCGATGATTATATCACCATTAACATTTGCTGATGGTGTAGTAATAGCATCTCCATGACCTAGTCCTGTGAAATTATAATCAAAGAAACCTTCACCAAATGAAGCAAACGTAGACACTCCATTTGAACCATTTGTTGTTTCCCATTTTAATTCTACATGTCCCGGACTCTTAGCTGCATAAGAACCAAAAACTCTAACGATGGATGTTCTATAAACACCTTTGGCATTGGTATTACCAGACATAATCTTGCCGCTTGTGTTTAGTGAAAAGGCAAGGCCAGACACATCCAGAATTTTGGTGTTTGCTTCATCTGTACCATCCGATACAATATGGTATCTAATCAACGCTCTTTTAGTGCTATCAATTAGCTTTGTTTCTGTTATTATATTTGCCATCGTTAGTTCCTAATTGAAAATGTTAATAGTCTTTTGAAGGACTCTAAGTCTTCATTTAGCATGTTCTCAACAATCTTCTTGTTTTTGCTATTGACCGAGTCATATACTTCAAGTATTCTTTTAGCCATACCAGTATTTAGTGTAACCGATCTTCCATTAATACCGATATTCATTGTGTCTCTGCCTTCTTCAATCATTTGTCTAAGGTCAGACATTTTGTTTTCCTGAACTGTCTTTTTCATAGCACGGACTTCAGGAGTGTGTGTTCTTACATTTGATTTTGATACAGTGTCGAATGTATGTGTTTTAGTTTCCACATCATCGGATGATCCCGTTGCAACGTCTTTCGCCATATCGGCAGCAGCACCCAATGCGCCTAATTTAGATGGCTTGGCAGATGGTTTTGGTGTTGGTTTAACTTTTGGTGCAGGCTTTGCTTTTGATGCGCCTCTACCAAATCTGCTTGCTAGTCTACCAAGACCTTTACTTGCTAGTTTTGCTCCACCAACCAATGCTTTGCCAGCTACTGCGCCTGTTGCTAACAAAGCTGTATCAACAGCGGCATCGGTTGCTGCGCCTTTATAATCGCCTTTGTATAGCTTTTTACCTGCGCTGTAGTATGGAACAATTGCTTCTGCACCAGCATCTAGAACGTCAGCGACGCCTTCGTTCTGTTGCATACGAAGTTCATACAACTTCATCTTGAAATCTTCTTCGCAATTCCAACGACGAAGTGCCTTATTGATGCGTGAGTCTGGATCTCTCGCTGTCTTAGCAGAGGTCAATCTCTTTTTCATTCCACCCATGCGTGAACAAAACGACTTACGGCGTGCCGCTCTCTTACCCTTTGGATTCTTTTCTGTTACGGCTGTCTGTAATTTAGAGCCTGGATTTTCACGACGATAAGCATTGACGGCAGCCTGTGATAGACCGTCTGTTTTATCTTTACGATTTACATCTTGCCAATCTTCTTTCATACTCTCTTTTGTCTTTGCTCTATTGTATGCTTTCTTAGCGCCCTTATAAGCACCAATGGCAGCGCCGACTGGTGTTCCGATCATAGAACCAGGAATATGTCCTACGGATCCAGCTATGAATCCTGCGGCTCCGCCACCAATAGCGCCTCTAACACCACCTTTTACAGCGTCCCACTTTGCGCCTTCTGCTAAGTCGAGTTCCTCTAAAGTATCATAAACAGTTGCTTCGCTTAGATTTAGATTGCCAGTAGGACCAAATGGTATAGAAAGATACTTGTCTACTGTCTTAGAGTAATACAAAGCAACAACCTGTTTGTCAGGATATAGTCTGTAAGTAACCCTTCTAAACATTAGAAGATTTGGCATTGTGGAAGGAGATGGGACATCATATGCTTTTTTGATGCCAGCAACTTTCTTTTCCTCAAGCACTAATTCCTCAGGTGATGCCTGAGTTAGAAATTCATTATCGTATTCTTCTCTTAGTTGCTTGAGTGTTTTCATAATCTAATCCTTACTGGGCAAAGTAGTTAGAAGCGATTTCTTTCTTCTTTTCTTCAAGGCGTTCCATTGCCTTTTCTTGAAGAGCAGCAAGAAAGTTCTCTTTCATATTTACTAGATTGTTGTCTAGAATGTCATCAAGTGCTTCGTTGATAAGTTCTTTGGTATCCATTTTAGTTTCCTCTTTCATGTCTGTGACGCTTGTTTGTTTTGGTTTAGCTGCATAAGGCTCACCCTTGACATTTGTTTGATACTCGCTACCACCATAAGAGAACTTACCACCAGCTCCGCCTGTTTCAGAACGGGCTGCCTGGAATGCTTGTCCTCTTGTAAAGTAATCTGGACGACTTGGTGGAGTCGGTGCGTCAACCTTAGGAGAACGATCAGGATTGATAGATGCTCCCTTTACAGGTTCAACATTCTTTGTGCTTCCTTGTGCAGATGTTGTATTTGTCTTTTCTTTTGATGGAGAAAGAACCTGCTTTTCATAATCAGCAATAGAACGACCTTGAGCCTTGTAAGGATTATAACTCTTTAGTGTATCTTGTCTTTTCTTTTCGTCCTCACCTGCGCCTGCTGGTGTTGGTGACATAACTGCGGCAGCGGCTGTAGCTGCTGGACCACCAGCTACTCTTAGTGCGGTTCCTGCGATGCGAGATGCGGCTGGTGCTGCCTTAGCAACCATAGAAGCTGCGTCTCTACCAGCGGTTGTCATGCCTTTTACAACTGGACTTGTCTGTCTTGAGGCGCCCATTGCCTTACCGACATTGACACCACCTTGTGAAAAAGATGTTCCTACTTTTGTTGGTGAAGCTGACATGCTACCACCACCTGTGCCCATTCTACTTGTTCCTGATCTTGACCAGGATCTCTCAATAGAAGGCTGAACACCAGAACTTACCTTGACATTAGGTCTAGCAGACATTGAACCACTTTGACCTGCCATTCTTCCACCTGTTCTACCAGATGTTTCTGTTGGTCTAGGTGCCTGTCTTTTTACACCAGGAACTTGCTGACCAACAACGGCAGGTGGCTGAACTGCTGGTGGCATTGCCATAGCAACTTCTTTGATTTCTTTTTTATCTTCTTTTTTCTTGCCGCTTTCAATAAACTTCTTATTGATAGCATGGGATAGTGTCTTGCTTGGCGCTTTGCCTTGTCTGAACCGAGCGTTAGAAACCTTGCCGACTAGTTCTGCGGAGATTTCGTCAATCTGTTCTTCCTTCATCTGCTTTACCTTTGCCCTTAGATGCTCTCTAGCCTTATCATAACCTTTGATAGTATAGTTTAGACCTGTAGCACCCCAACCAACTGGGCCAGGTAATGTAGATGTTGCTGCTACTAATCCTCTCTTTGGATCGGATCCCTTACGTCCTTCGGCAGCATCACCAGCAACTTGACCTAATGTTGCTAAGTTGGCAAAAGTCATTCCTGTAGCGACTGCTTTTTTAACTTTAGGCGGAATCTTTACTTCATCCACCTTCATAACTTTTCTGGATGAACCTGTATAATCTCCGATAGTCTCACTATCTCTTTCAGGTTCGGTAGACATACCTTCTTTTGTAATCTTTGTCTTTTCTAGCTTTGCTAGTTTCTTATAATAATCTGGTCTCTCTGAAAGATGGTCTCTAGCAATCTCTAAGGCATCTTTACGACTATCTGTATGCTCTTTCTCAACGGCAGCACCTTGAGCAATAAGTCTCTTTACTTCATCAAGAGACATATTCCACTTCTTTGCCAGTTGAGCCGCAGTTAGTGTTTTGACGCTTTTGAGAGACAAATGGAAATCCTTTTTTATTATTTAGTTGATAGGAACAAGTTCGCCATTTTCATTGAGATGTGTTACTTCACCATCGGTATTGGCATATCTGTTAGAACCAACATATGTTAGTCCCATTTCTCTTGCTTCCTTGACAACAGACTTTTTAGCTGGTGCTGATTTCTTTGACTGAATCTGTGCCAACTTGATCTTCTTATCCATCATCTTGGACTCATGATCACGACCCGAAACTTCTGCTTTACCTGGACCTTCATCTGGTCCAGTAATCTTCTCGACTTCCTTATCAACTTGTGCTTGTGCAATTTGTTGTTGTGCGCCAAATGCAATTTGATTCTGCATATCTTGTTGTTGTTGTGCTTGCTGCGCCTCCTGATCCGCAATAGCCTGTTGCTGTTGCTGTTGCGCCAGAATAGCATTCTCTTGTTCCATCTGTGCGTTGATTTCTTCAATATCATCTTCGGACTGTTGAAGAATGTTCTTACGAACCCACATCATAGAATAATATCTACCAACAAATGGATCAACTTTGATTAGTGTGTCCAGACGAAGATTTAGGAGTTCTGCTTCCTTTAGTTCGTCAAAGTTATTGTCTTTCTTATAGTCGTACCAGATATCTTCTTTGATTTCTTTCCATTCTTCGTCGGTACAAACCTTTTTCAATACCAACTGAATACGAAGGAGTTCATCGAATAGTGTGGAGAATTTATTACGAAGTCTGGTAACGAACTTATTGAACTTTAGTTCGTCTCTTGTAATCTCTGTGGTGCGGCCTAGTGTAAAGCCTGGACTCTGTTCCATACGTGATACAGGAACACCAAGAGCCTTGTATAGTTTTGTCTGGAAATACTTAACATCTTCCATTTCACCTAGATTGCGTGCGCCCTCTAGTGTGGAGATTTCTGTTCCTTTAGAACCTTCACGGCGTGGTAGCCAGAAATCTTCTAGCATTGATAGATGCTTACGGTCATCTTTGATTTCACCAGTATTGGAATCGTAAACTAGTTTATTACGATACTTGACCATAATATCACGAACATACTGTTCCGCTTTGACTGTTGGCATGTTACCAACGTCAATATAGAATACACGGCGCTCTGGCGCTCTTGATAGACGATAGATAACGGTAGCATCTTCAACCATTCTTAGATTGTTGAATGGCTTGATTGCTTTGTGTAGGTAAGAAAGCACCATGGTCTGCTTTGGATCCATGATACCTGAATTGACATTGACGACAGAATCGGCGGCAATCTTGGCACCTAGATTTGTACCAGAGCCAATCATTCCTCTTTCGTTATAGAGGTAATACTCAATTTGTCTTTTGATTAGTTCAACGCCTGTATTTGGATCACGCATCTTTTGAATTTCACGGATCTTACGAATACGGCGTGGGTCGATATATCTTATCTCTTGAATACCAGCGGCAGGTAATGCTTCGTCAATAACTACATGATAAAAAAGTCTTCCGTCAATATACCAACGACGAAACACATCATGTCCCATATTACCAAAGTTCATCAACTTGAGGATATAGTTGAACTCATCCTCAATGCGCTTCTTTAGTTGTGGGGTAAGTTTGACATCATCTAGATTGATTTCTACGGAGGTACCAGAATCTTCTACTACAATTGCCTCGTTTACGATTTCATCAATAGCAGATTCCATTTCAGGTTGAATGGATAATTCTCTATACTTTGTGATTAGTTGGGCTTCATTTCTAAATGTACCATCAAGATCAACATATGTTCCATAGTAACCAGCGCCAGCAACCGTTACCGCACCGTCGTTGTTTTCGGGCAGAGTAAATGTTTTCTGTCTTTGTTGATCTTCTAAACGAGGATCAATCTTATCAGCACCGATCTGAAAACCAAATAATTTCACTAGATTATCCTTTTATGAAGGCCTACGGGAACTGAATCCCCGTAGGCTATAAATTATATAGTATTATACACCGTCAGTTGTTGGAATTGGGAATAGAGATTCCCACCACTGATAAGCGAATGTAACACCATATTCCTCAATCTGATCACCTGATGCCCAATCTAGATCGATTGCGGCAACATCAACAGGGAATGCTCCATAAATCTTATACTGCTTGATAATCTCGCCAGTCTTGGCAAACTGTGTTACCATAGCTTGTGACTGATAGGCGACACCAGCTCTTGCAGCAGGATTACGAAGATTACCTACGTGTGAGTTGATATTACTTAGCCAGATTTCTAGATTGTTACGAATGGTGAAGTTTTCATCATTGATAACCTGAAATGACCAGTCTGGGAATGTTCTGGTACCAGCAACCTTAATTGTGCGTCCAAAATATGGAACTTCGATGGAAGACATCGAATCTCCTGGTAGCGATGTTGCTCTAGCCTTAAAGATAATATCTGGGCTTAGAGGTGCTGCTCCCAAAATTGGGGGCAGCGTCATCATTACTTCAAAGAGACTGGCTCTTGCACCGTCATCAACTAGACTTGCTCTAAATGTGTCAACGTTGAATGGCATTTGTTTAAACTCCTTTTCCTTTATTTATTAGAACTGGCCAACAATTTCGGAGAAGGCAACACCGGTGCGAACAGCAACAAAGTTAAGTTGGATAAAATTGATAGCTCTCGCTGGCTTGATATAGATATCTCCTCTAAATTCGTTGCGGTCGATAACTTCTGGTGTATTGTTTGTTGTGTCACAAACGACCTTGAAATCAAAGATACCACGACGACCTTTTACGTCTCTTAGATATGGTTCTACTAGAGCAACGAACTGGGCTCTGGTGAACTCATCGTTGAACTCGAATAGAGAATACTTGGCTGCTCTTGTAATTGTCTTTTCTAGAACAATGAACAAGCGACGAACATTGATACGATCAAATGCGGAAGGCTTGCGCTGCATGGTCTTATCACCATATAGAACAGTTCCCTCGCCTCTGAAAGAAACAACAGGATTGATGTTTGCCTTATATAGATCGTCTCTCTGTGCCTTGTTTGGGTTCCAAGCAAGTTTTGTAACATTTTTGATCTGACCACGATTGAAACCTGCTGGTGAGAACCATGGGTCACGATCAAAGTCAGTGCGGGCGCACAGACCAGCAACGTCGGCGTTTAGTGGTACCCAACGATAGGTGTTGTTATACTTGTCGAACTGCTTCTTCCAGTTACCATCGAAGATACCATAAGAAGAAGAATTAAATAGATTGATCTTCTGAGTGATATCGGAAACTTCGGAACCAGCATTGTCTACGACATCCATCATATCTGGAGAAATGAAGGCTACGCAATCTCGTCTAACACCAACAACATCTTCTAGAACATGCTCTGCAACTGTCTGAGAATGTGCGCCAGTCATAACTAGAGAAATATCCGTCTCTTCTGGATCAACAAATAGATCATACGAACTTTCTAGCTGTCCATTGTTTGGAGAACCGACAACACCACCAAATAGATTCATGGTATATGAAGAATTGGACTGTCCGAAACCTGTTCCGACAAAATGTCCTGTGTTATTCTGTGTAGCAGAAGCAAGACCCCAAGATGATGTTTCAGAAACCTGTGTAACCTCGTCCTGTGCGTGACGTAGCGCCCAAAGATACTGTGATCTCTGATTGATAACGTCAACATAGAAGTTAGAAGAACCATCGTCGTTCTTGGCATCGGCTGCCTTAGAGACGAATGGGAATCTTTCAAGAATTGTATTAGCAACGCCATCAGAGAACTTGCCTAGACGATCTTGAACAACAATGTGCATTTCGTCATTAGCGCCACCTTGTGATGCGACAAATGCTGATGTTCCTGGCACACCCTCAAATACTGATTTATAAGGCCAAGTATCAAATGCTACTGAATCCTGATCGGCCCAGATAGAAACTCTTAGTGAGTTACCTAGATCGCCTGGATACTTGGCGGCAAACATGCCCATGGTGTTAGCAACAGTGGCAGATTCGCCATTTAGAACATAGTTGTTTTCGTAATCATCTTCATTCTTGATGATCAAAACTGTTGAACCTGTAGTAGCGTTTCTTGCAACGTCGGTATTAGCAGAACGAACCAATCTAAGGTTATTTCCGTATGATAGGAAGTTTGCGGCAGTGAAAAATGATGTGAAGTTGTTCTGTGTTGGCTTACCGAACCAACGAACTAGCTCTAGCTCATTACCAATAGTTCTAATTTCATTTACTGGACCCCAATCAAAATCACCGGCAAACGCTCCTTCAGTGGTGGATGCGGCAGGAACGATAGTCGTTAGATCGATTTCGCTAAATGCCACTCCAGGGGAAAGTTGATATGCCATCTTTTACTCCTTTTTATAGGTTAGAATGGTTGTTTATTCCATCTCAACCTATTTATTGTTTTGAGTGTTTTCAGATTATAGTTTGCTATCCCAGTCATAGTTTAGACTATCAAAAGGATACATACTTTCTCTTCCACTTACCCATAGGTCACCATTATCATCTTTCTCCGCATAATCATCTAAACCGTTATCAATGAATCCAAAAGGCACATTTTCAACATCTTGTAAATATGCTTGTTCTTTCTGGAGAACATATCGGATATCATTAGAAACTGTTTCTTTAAATAGTTTCTGTGCTGTCAGCCAGCCAAAATGAACGAGTGTCATCGCCAAATCGTCATTTGAGCCCTCTTCCGCCATAAATGTCTTCTTGTTGGCAGAAAATGAGAATAGCTCGGTAATCGTATCCTCGTCATGTAGTATTAGCTTGTCGCTTTCAATCAGCGTCTTGAGATTAGCACAACCAATCATTTTTGACTGTGCGGTAATTCTTAGACCAAATGCCAGCTTGTTCTTACCGGCAGCAAAGCCACCAGATGCCTGCATACCCTGTTTACCTTTGATCTGGAACTTTAGTAGATTTTCATAGTTTAGTTCATAATGTAGAATGTCGGCGACTTGAAGTCCGATTGAATTGATTTCAATAAGAACGAAAGCCTCATTATATCTGGTAGCGGCAGAGTAGATTATTGCCGGTAGCAGCATTGGACTTATTTCGTTGTTTCTATATTTAGCTACTTGTCTGTAAGGTATTTCCGTCACATCAAAGATGGAGAATGTAGAATAATCCAGTCCTTGACCTTCTGCTACGTCGGCGCATAGAACATATGTATGATTTCGAATAGGATCTTCAAAAACATCCATACACTCGTTTTTATAGATTGGCTCTTTCCAGTGTAGGGCAGCAAGTTTAGCGCCGTTGATAAGAGTGTTAGACGAACCCAAGAACTCACAGCCAAACTCTTGATCGAATTGTCTTTGAGATGTGTTTCGAATAGTCTCTGCGGCCCACGCTTCGTCTCTGCCTGGTACCATGGACCAGTGAATCTCAATTGGCACATAGGTGCTAGACTTTTCGACTGCCTTTGTCCACATCTTATAGAATAAATTCATACCGTTTGGCGTAGAAACGATAACGACCTTAGAGGTCTTACCAGACGAAATAGTAGGATAAGTTGAATTGAAAAAGTCTTCGGCAATGTTATTAGGTACGAACGCAAACTCGTCCAGAAAGATTAGGTTGAACGAGAAACCACGAACAGAGGAGCCCGATGTGGAGTCTGCCAGAACTCTTGAACCGTTGGCGAGATAGATAGAACCTTTGTTCCACTCTTTGATGCCTTGCTTGAGAAACATAGGCAGATACTCAAAAGCCAGCTTTAGCTTCTGGAGTAGTTCTCTGGCTGTAGGAGCACGGTTAGCTAGAATAGCAACTACAAAGTTTTCGTTGAATAGAACCTGATGAAGAATATAAGCGACCGATGTAGTTGACTTACCGACCTGACGTGGTAACTTACAAATAGAGAAACGATTTTCATGGAACGTATTCAGCATACGCTCCTGAAAGTCCCACATCTCAAACGGAATCAAACCACGGTCAACGTTGATGATCTTGATATACTTTTTGGAAAAATAAACAGGGTCATCGGCACATTTTAGATACTCGTCCAGCTCATGCTGTGTGAAAGCATGACGATATTGCTCGTTAGGAAGATTAGGATTATTCTGGTAACTGAACGGTGTTCGGGCCATCTTCTCTTTGCTTCTTTATAGCTGACAACAATTCCGCCGCCGATCCTACAAAGACTGCTTGCTCCACGTTGATAGACTCCGCATTCTTCTTTCGAGGATCAGAATCTGGATTAGGTTCTCTCAATTCTTTCTTTTGTTTTTGTAGGGCGTATAGGTCTTTGGACGTTTCGCCAACAGTTTTGATGAGATTAGAAACAACCTCAAAACCTCTCGCACTTTCGTTG